GCTTCTTGGTACGTCCGGCGACAGCGATGACCGCGATGTTCGCGTGCTGTTGGCGAAGGCCACCCCACGTAACATGCCTTCGCGCTCCGCGCTCGCGGCATTGAAATGCTGCTTCCACGGCATCATGGTGTTCCCGAAGGGGCAGGTTTTCCTCGTCTGCATCGACTGGTATGAGCACGAGGCCGAAGGTGAGTGGATGGCCGGTGTCGATCCGATCACCGACGAGATCATCGCCATCGGTCACGGCATGGAATACGCCTATGGAGTTCTCGAACACGGCGGGACTCCGCTCGAAGCGGTGCGTTGCGCGTGCAAGCGCGACACTACCTGCGCGTTGCCGATCCAATGGGAGAGCCTTGACGGCGACCGCAAGAGCGCAGATACTCCAGAAATCCCTGCTCCCGCTGCTCCTCCGGTGGCACCTGTTGTCGCCAAGCCCAAGAGGAAGAAGTGAACGCGGTAGCGAAACGCGAAAGCTCGCAGATCGTAATTGCTAAAAAGAAGCGGAAGGCATTTCTCGCGCTTTTGGCTACGACCGGCAATGCGATCAAGGCCGCGCAAGCGGTGGGCTATAAAGACACTCGCGAACTCAACAAGTATCGTCATCAGGATGCCGAGTTTTCCCGTGAGTGGGACGAGGCCGTCAATGCCGCTGCCGACATGCTGGAGGCAGAGGCATGGCGCCGTGCTCACGATGGAGTTGACGAACCCCAGTTTTACAAGGGCGAAATTTGCGGTCACGTCACGCGATACAGCGACACCTTGCTCGTGAAGTTGTTGCAAGCTTTGCGGCCCGAGAAGTTCCGCGATGCGACCGTGCATCATACCGGCGAGATCACCCATAAGATCGGCGTCGCTTTGCTTCCGACTACGGCCAAGAGCGCCGTCGATTGGGAGAAGGAATCTTTGGCGATGCACGAAAACCAAAAGTCTCTGCCAGCGCCAGCCGGATTTGATCCCCCGAGGCCAAAGCCAGAGCCCGTCATCATCGACGCAAAGGCCACCGAAATTAAACGGGGTTGACAATTCGTCGTTAACCATGCTACGGTTATGACGTTGATGTAGTTGTGCGAACGAGCGAGAGGCCGAGCACGATGTCCCGTTTGAAGACGATCCAGAGGAAAAACCTCCCCCAGTCATCTTTCGCTCTCCACGGAGTTCGTGGAAAGAGCGGTATGAACATGGCCGGTAAGGGGGCTTATCCGATTCCAGACATCTCACACGCCCGCGACGCCCTGAGTCGAGTTTCCGCCAATGGAACTCCGACCCAGAAGAAGGAAGTCGCTCGTGCGGTGGCCCGGAAGTATCCGGCTCTCGCCGCGCGCTCAGCTTTCATCAAGAAAGAGCTTCACGGCTAATCACCGTGCGGGTATTGAGAAACGCCTACCAACCACTTTGAGGAGGATGAACCCTATGGCATGGGATTTCGGAGCCAATCAAGTTGTCGAGACCGTCGATGGAGTGCCGGAGCAATACCGCCCGCTGTACGTCCAGAACGCGGAGAACAAATTCGTCATCGACGAAAAGTTCAAGCCGTTGGTGACCGATTACGTCGGCGTCAGCAAGGTGCTCAATGACGAGCGCAACAAGGTCAAGAACCTGAACGCCGAGAACACCCAGCGTCGGCAGGCCGTCAAAGCCTACGAGGACTTGGTGACTGAACTCGGCATCGAGACCAAGGACGGCGACAATCCCATCGAGCTTCTGAAGAGTCACGTTTCCGGTCTCGCCGAGAAGATCAAGAACGGCGGCGAACTGAAGGTCAATCTCGAAAATCTGCGGAAGCAGTTCGAGGGCCAATTGCAGACCGAGCGTGGCAATGCCGCGCGCGATCTCGCGACAATGACCGCTTCGCTGTCGCGCTATCTGGTGGGCCGTGAGGCCACTGCCGCGATCTCTTCGGAGAAGGGCGCCATTCAATTGCTGATGCCGCACATCCAAGGTCACTGCAAGGTGGTCAAGGAAGGCGAAGACTACGTGGCGCGTGTCACCGATGACAACGGCGAATACCGGATGAATACCGCCGGGGGTTTCATGACCGTGCCGGAGTTCGTGAAGGAACTGAAGGCAACGAAGGATTTTGCTCGCGCATTCGACAGCGAAGCTCCGGCAGGCGCGGGCGTTCGCCCCGGCTCCGCGAACGAGCGTCGTCCCGCGCAAGCGCGTCCGGTCGTGGACCAGAAGGAAATGACCGCCGCGCAGAAGATCGCCGCCGGTTTGAAAGCTGGCGTCGCCGAGATGGGACGCCGGTAAGAGCATCAAGAGTTCAGCGGGGGAGAGTAAGAACGGGCGGCCTTCGGGTCGCCCGTTTCTTTTCGCGGGGTTGACATTCACCGGGTTGCTGTGTTAGTCATAGAGTTGATCCAGGGAGTACGCGCGAGGCGGAAACGGGATCAACCGAAGGAAGACTCTCTACGGGTGAGCCGCAGAAAGTCGCGATGAAGACGCCGAGAAGGCGATCCTTGAAAGCGATTTTGAGTTTTGTGGTTCTGCATTCAAGTCCCAACCGTGGAGAAGACCGATGGCTTCCGTTACCCTTCCTGAATCCGGCAAATTGGCCCAGAACGCGCTCATCGCGGGCGTGATCGAGTCCGTGGTCACCGTGGACAACTTCTACGAAATCCTTCCGTTCGATGAGGTAGAGGGCAACGCCCTGGCCTACAATCGCGAAGCGACCCTGGCCCCTGTGGCGACGGTCGGCGTGGGCGACACCGATGGTGACATCGGCGCAGGCGTTAGCTCCGGCTCCAACCAAGCCGAGCGTACCGCCGCGAAGGACGCCGCGACCTTCGACCAGATCACTTCGTCTCTCACGACCATCATGGGCGACGCCGAAATCAACGGGCTCATCCAGACGACTCGTTCGGGCGACAACGACCAGACCGCGACGCAGATTGCGTCGAAGGCGAAGTCGGCTGGCCGCAAGTACCGCGACCTGCTCATCAACGGCGACGCGACGAACTATACGTTCGCCGGTTTGCTGGCCCTCTGCGCCGCGACTCAGAAGGTCAACACCGGGAACAACGGCGGCGCGCTGTCCTTCGAGTTCATGGACGCCCTGATCGACCAAGTGACCGACAAAGACGGTCAGGTGGACTATATCACCATGCCACGGCGCACCGTGCGTAGCTATTACGCTCTGCTCCGCGCGCTGGGTGGCGCCTCCATCAACGATGCGGTCGAGCTTCCTTCGGGCGCCGAAGTTCCGGCGTACCGGAAGATTCCGATCTTCTCGAACGACAACATTCCGACTACCCAGACGAAGGGCACGACCGCTGGAACGACCACGACCATCATGGCCGGGACTTTGGACGATGGTTCCCGTCAGCACGGCATCGCCGGTCTGACCGCCGCTGGAAATGCCGGTATGCACGTTCAGGATGTCGGCGTCAGCCAGACGAAGGACGAGCACATCTGGCGCGTGATCTGGTACGTGGGTCTGGCCCTGTTCTCCGAACTCGGCTTGGCTGCGGCTCCGGGCATCACGAACTAAGGGTTCATGCGATGGGGCGGCTTCCAAGCCGCCCCAAAGCAATCGACCTATTCTCTTACGAAGGGGTCCGCCCTCATGCCTGCTTTCGTCATCCAATTCCCCGATGAAAATTCCATGCCTGCACGCACGCTTGTCAATGGCGTCGAGGCTATGGTAGTTTTTGCCGCGACTTCCGCCGACGCAATCGCTTTCGCCAAGGCCCAGTCGGGCAACGATGTCGATTCGATGTGGGACAACGCCGATGTCACCGAAGGGGCGGCACCCGACGATCTCGCTGGTTTCACTTTGCGCGCACAACTCTTCGCTCCTGACTCCGGCGGAACCCCGCTGGTCGATGAGAGCGCTTTCCCCGTAGTCGATGTCTCCATCCTTGTCGGCGACGCCGAATGGGAGAAGGCGGTCGGCACTCTCACGGGTGATACCGTCGCTACCCAAGTCGTATTGATTGGGACGACGTATTATCAGTTTGTGAACGACTCGACGCCTAATGCCGGAAATGGCACTGTCGGTACTCCCTATCTCGTCGATAATCTCGCGAGTGACACGGATGCTTTCGCCAATCTCGTAAAGGCGATCAATGCGACGGGTGTTGCCGGAACTACCTATTCCACTGGACTTGTCGCACACGCGACTGTTGAGGCGCTGACTTCCGATGCCACGACCCTGACCGTGCGGGCTCGTACTGGTGGTGCCGCTGGTGGTCTTATCGCGACAACGACCGGCGGTGATACCGACATCACTTGGGGCGCCACCACGCTTGAAGGCGGCCAGGACTTGTCCACCGTCGATTCGGTCGCTCTCGCGATGGCGGCTGCTCTGAATGCCACCGATGAGATCGCGGGTGCCTCCTACGACGATAGCGGTAATGTGCTGACTGTGGCCGAAACCACGGACAGCCTCGGCGATCACACGCTCGTCATCACGTTGACGCCGCCCGGCGCCCGCGATTCCGATGACGAAGACGGCGCCCCGTTGTCGCTTCCAGGCTTCTTCGGAGCGACAGTGGATGGCGGCTCCTCGGGAGATGCTGTCACCGTCGAATTTGGAGCCGATGACTACGATCTGCCAAAGTTCGTGGCCGGTTTCCAGCAGCTTTAAGAGAGGACTACTCTGATGCCAGCCTATCTCGTTCAACTCCCAAGCGCCGAGGCTTCTCCAGGCCGCACGTTGGTCGATGGTGTGGACACGATGGTGGTCTTCGCCGCCGACGCCACTGATGCCAAGGCTGTTGCCAAGTCCCCGACCGA